GGGGGGGCCTCCGTGACCGGCGCCGGGACGCGTAGACACGACCGCGAAATGCGCCAAGCAAAGGGGCTGCGCGGATAATGGCCGGGCGGCGGCCCACGCCGACGGCGCTCAAGGTGCTGCGCGGCAATCCTGGGAAGCGCGCGATCGCGAAGACGGAGCCGAAGCCGCGGCTCGTCGCGCCGCCTCCGCCGAAGAGAATCCGCAAGGCTGCGGGCGAGATGTGGCGGCGCCTGGTGCCGGTGCTCGCGCGGTTGCGGGTGCTGACGGAGGGCGACGTCGCGGCGCTCGAGCTCACGTGCAACGCGTGGGCCGACTATCACGAGGCGCAGGCGGCGATCGACGCGGCGGGCGGCGCCTGGTATACGACGATCAACGAGGCCGGCGGCGAGCTGGTGCGGGCGCACCCGGCGCTGACCGAGCGGAGCGACGCGTGGAGGCGGTTCCGCGCTGGGCTGGTGGAGTTCGGGCTGACTCCGGCGGCGCGGACGAAGGTTGCCGCGGCGCCGGAGGATCCCGACGCAGCGCTCGAGGAGTTTCTCGGCCCGCGCGGGGTGGTGAAGTGACGGCGACGCGCAAGGCGCCGAAGCGGCCGGCGAAGCGCGCGGCCAAGCCGGCGGCGAAAGCCGCGCCGAAGGGGAGAGCGCCGGCGGTGCCGCGGCGGGTGGTGCCGGCGTGGGAGAGCTACGCGGAGGCGGTGGCGACGGAGCGCGAGCCGGCGTCGCGGTTCGTTCGGCTGGCGGCGGAGCGGTTCCTCGGCGAGCTCTCGCGGTGGGGCACGCGGCCGGGGCGGGCGTACCGATTCGACGAGGCCGAGGCGTCGCGGGTGGTGCGCGCGTTTCCGGCGCTCTTCCGCCACCATAAGGGCGAGTGGGCCGGGCGGGCTTTCGAGCTCGAGGCCTGGCAGCAGTTCATCGTGGCGCAGGTCTTCGGGTGGCGCGCGAAGGACGGCCGGCGCCGGTTCCGCAAGGTCTACAGCGAGGTGCCGAGAAAGAACGGCAAGTCGCAGATCGCGGCCGGGGTGGGGCTGCTCTTGCTCTGTGCCGACGGCGAGCCGGGGGCAGAGGTCTACTCCGCGGCGACGAAGCGCGACCAGGCGTTGCTCGTGCACGACGAGGCGACGCGGATGGTCAAGAGCTCGCCGGCGCTCGCGCGCCGGGTGGGGGCGTTTCGGCACAACCTCCACGTGACGGCGACGCATTCCAAGTTCGAGCCGCTGTCGGCGGATTTCAACACGCTCGACGGGTTGAACCCGCACGGGGTCATCGTCGACGAGCTCCACGCGCACCGATCGCGCGATCTGCTCGATGTGCTCGAGACGGCGATGGGCGCTCGCCGGCAACCGCTGCTCTTTCTGATCACGACGGCGGGGCACGGCCGCGCCTCGGTGTGCTGGGAGCTGCACGAGTACGGGCGGCAGGTGCTCGAGGGCACGGTCGAGGATCCGTCCTTTTTGGCCTACATCGCCGGCGCCGATCCGGGCGACGCGTGGGACGATCCCGCGGTGTGGCGCAAGGCGAACCCGAACCTTGGCGTAAGCGTGAAAGAGGACTATCTGCGCCGGGAGTGCGCGCAGGCGCGGGCGATCCCTAGCAAGCAGTCGGCGTTCCGTCGGTTGCACCTCGACGACTGGACGGAGCAGCGGACGGTGTGGCTCCCGCTCGAGGCGTGGGACGCATGCGCCGGGCCGGTCGATCCGGCGGAGCTCGCCGGGCGCCGGTGCTACGTCGGGCTCGACCTCTCGACCTCCCGCGACGTGACGGCCGCGGCGTGCTACTTCCCTCCGGAGGATCCCGACGACGAGACGGAGGGCGGGGTGGTGCTGTCGCAGTTCTGGATCCCGGCCGAAAACGTGCCGGAGCGGGTGCGATCGGATGGCGTGCCGTTCGACGCGTGGATCGATGCGGGCCTGGTGACGGCGACGCCGGGCAACATCGTTGACTATGCGTGGATTCGGGAATGGTTCCACGCGCTGCGGGAGGGGCTCGACCTCGAGGTGGTCGAGGTGGCTTTCGATCCCTGGGGCGCGGTGCAGCTCGCGACGGAGCTGCAGGAGGAGGGGTTTGTGATGGTGCCGATGCGGCAGGGCTTCCAAACGATGGCGCCCGCGTTGCGGGAGCTCGAGCGGCTCGTGCTCGGGCGGCGGCTGGCGCATGGTGGGCACCCGGTCCTTCGCTGGATGGCCGGCAACGTGTCCGTGAAAATGGATCCGGCCGGCAACGCGAAGCCCGACAAGGCCGCATCCGCGGATCGAATCGACGGGATCGTGGCGCTCGCGATGGCGGTGGGGCGGGCCTCGCTCGCGGCGGGAGCTCGGGCGGTCGACCCCGACGAGCTCCTGATGGTGCTCTGATGCGCGGCCTCGAGGCATGGCAGGGGCTCGCCGGGGTGGCGCTGGTGGCGGTTGGTGCGGGGCTGCGGTGGGGGTTGTGGGCGGCGCTGCTCGCGGCGGGGGTGCTGGTGTTCGGGGACTAGCTTTCGGGACGGAGGGACGGCCGGTGATACTGCGGGATCTTGTGGAGGCGCGGGGCGGGGTGCTGCCGGGGGCGGCGCCGGCGAACGCGCCGGGGTGGCTCGTCGACCTCTTCGGCGGCGGGAGGCGAACGGGCGCGGGCGTGGACGTGTCGGAAGAGTCGGCGCTCACGTTCTCGGCGGTGTACGGCTGCGTTCGGATTCTGGCCGAGTCGGCGGCGAGCTTGCCGCTCAAGGTCTACCGGCGGGCCGGGGCGCGGGGCAAGGCGACGGCGCGCCAGCATTGGGCCTGGTCGCTCTTGCACGACGCGCCGAATCCGGAGATGACCGCGGTCGTGTGGCGCGAGCTCGGCATGGTGCACGTGCTCACGTGGGGCAACGCGTACTCGCGGATCGAATGGGCCGGCAACGGGGCAGCGCGGGCGGTGTGGCCGATCCATCCCTCACGCGTCACGGTGCGGCGCTCGGCCGCCGGGGCGGTGTTCTACGAGGTGCGGCCGGATCCGACGACGGATCCGCCGGGCGGGCACCCGGCGATCCTCGAGCCGGCGGACATGCTGCATGTTCCGGCGCTCGGCTGGAATGGCCTGGTGGGGCTCTCGCCGGTGCGGCTCGCGCGGGAGGCCGTGGGGCTCGGGCAAGCGGCCGAGGCGTTCGGCTCGGGCTTCTTCGGCCACGGCGCGCGGCCGGGCGGGGTGCTCTCCGTCAACCAGGCGCTCGACCCAAAGGCGCGGGCGAAGATTGCCGAGGCCTGGGAGGCCGCCCACCAGGGCGTCGAGCGAGCCGGGCGGGTGGCGGTGCTCGGGCTTGGGGCGAGTTTCACGGCGACGACGATCCCGCCCGAAGACGCGCAGTTCCTCGAAACGCGGCGCTTTCAGGTGGGGGAAATCGCGAGGATTTTTCGGGTTCCGCCGCATATGCTGGCCGACCTCGAGCGGGCGACGTTTTCGAACGTGGAGCATCTCGGGCTCGAGTTCGTGATGCATTCGCTCCGGCCGTGGTTGGTGCGGTGGGAACAAGAGCTCAACCGTAAGCTGTTCGGCACGGCGGGGACGGCGGGGCTCTACTGCGAGCACGCGGTCGACGGGCTGCTGCGCGGCGATCAAGCGAGCCGGTTCAATGCCTACGCGGTGGGCCGGCAATGGGGGTGGCTCTCGGCCGATGACGTGCGCGCGTTCGAGAATCTCCCGCCGCTCGCGGACGGTGCGGGGAGTGTGTACCTGCAACCGCTAAACATGGTGCCGGTGCTCGGGCGGGCCTGGTCGCCGGCGCAGGTGACGCCGACGGAGGCGGAGCCGGAGCCGACCCCGGCAGCGGCGCCGGCCGCCGGGGCGGAGGTCAACGCGCGGGCCGAGCTGCGCCGGGCATGCGGGGCGATGGTGCGGGCGGCGTTCGCGCGGTTCGCGCGGCGGGAGGAGCGGGCGCTCCGGCGGCTGGCGGAGCGGGCGCGGAAGTCGCCGACGGGCGCGGCCGGGTTCCTCGAGGCGGTGGCGGCGTTCTACGCGGAAAGCGAGCCGATCCTGCGCGCGGAGCTCGAGGCGCTCGCGGAGGCGTTCGCGGGGGTGTGGGAGGGCGAGCCGGAGGCGGAAGCTCGGGAGTATGTAGCGGCGTCGCTCGAGCAAGTGCGCGGGCTGGTCAAGGCGGAGGAAATGGGGGCGCGGTTGGACGAGGGGCTGTGGTGTGTCGAGGTGCGGGCGGAGGAGTGGACACGGACGCGGCCGGCGGTGGCGGCGCGGCGATACGAGGCGGAGGTGGCGGCGTGAGCAAGGCACGGGGGCAGGCGGAAGGGGTCGAGCGGCGGTTTCTGCCGCTCGAGTCGGCGGAGCTCCGGCTCGAGGCGGTGCAGGGAGTGGGCGACGCGGCGCCGCGGGAGTGCATCGCGGGGTTCTTCGCGGTGACGGGCCGGTGGTCGCCGGTCTATGGGGACTTTCGCGAGCAAGTGGTGCCGGGGGCGTTCCGGCGGGTGCTCGAGGGCGGCGCGGACGTGCGGGCGCTGTGGAATCACAACGGGGATTACGTGCTCGGGCGGACGCGGGCCGGGACGCTCCGGCTCGAGGAACGGGAGGGCGGGCTGTGGGGCGAGCTCGAGCCGCCGGCGGCCGGGATGCTGCGGGATCTGGTGGTGGGGCCGATGGCGCGGGGCGACGTGACGGGGGCGAGCTTCGCCTTCATGGTGCGGCCGGACGGTGAGGAGTGGCGCGAGTCGGCCGACGGGGTGTGGGAGCGGCGGATTCTCGAGGTGGCGGAGCTTCTCGAGGTTAGCCCGGTAACCTTCCCGTTCTATCCGGAAACGGCCGTGGCGCTCCGGTCGCTCGAGGCGTGGCGCGCGGCGCATCCGGCGCCGGCTCCGGAGGTGGCGGGGCCGGACGTGGTGCGGCGGCTGCGGCAGCTTCGGGCGGAGCTCGAGGTGGTCGCCGAGTAGGGCGATTTTCGGCAGTCGCCCGCGGGGGGCTACGGTACTCTGCGGGCGAAGACGAGGCAACCGCGCATCGCCGAGACGGGCGCGGGGCCGCAACCCGGATCAACCCGGGCTCGGCTCCGCGCCTGTCGCGCGTTCGGCCGGCCCGAAACGAGGAGGGCGGACGGCCCATGAACAAGCGGGTGCGAGAGATGCTCGAGCAGCGGGCGCGTCTCGCCGAGGAGGCGGGCCGCATCCTGGCTCGCGCCGAGGACGAGAAGCGCCAGCTCACGAGCGAGGAGCAGGCGCAGTTCGACGCGCTGCACGAGAAGATCGCCAGTCTCAAGGCGGACGCGGACGCGCTGGCGGCGACGCTGGCGAAGCAGGCCGAGGTGGAGGCGGAGCTCGAGGGCGCGCGGACGGTGCCGGAGAGCGGCGCCGAGAGCCGCGGCGCTCGCGGCGGGGTGAG